ACTTCTTGACACAAGCCGAGAAAAAGCGTATCGTTGATTGACGTCCGATCAACGTCCAATTTGTGGCTGCTCTGTGCACAGCGGGGCAGCCATTTCTTTTGCCGGTCACAAACCGGAAATGGCCCCGGAGGACGGCGCAGTTCTCAACATACAAACGGGGCCGATTTTATACTGACTTTCCAGCCATGAAAACAGGACGTCCCCTCAAAAAGATTGACTCGCGACAAGTTGAGAAGATGGCTGGCTATGGGAGCACGAACGTAGAGATAGCCGATATTCTCGGCGTTAGTGAGGCAACCATCCGTGGCCGTTTTTGCGAACTTCTCGTAAAAGCCCGATCTGCACGTAAGATGAAACTCCGCCGAAAACAGTTCGATATGGCGATGCAGGGGAATGTTTCCATGCTAATCTGGTTGGGCAAAAACGAACTGGACCAGAAAGACAAATCCGAGCACTCAATTTCTGACGAACTATTTGAAGTCATCGTTGGCAAACGAAAAGCGGAAAATCAGAATCCAGATCCCGGAACCTGAAGAGGTATTCAACCGGGATTTTCTTCCTCTAATCACCGACGAACCGGCGACGCACAAGCCCTTATCGGTCATTGAAGGGGGCCGTGGTTCCGGCAAGTCAAGGGCAATAGCTCAGAGATACGTTCTCCAGGCACTCAAGAAAAAGATCCGCTTCGGTTTGGTCCGCAAAGTCTTTGACACGATCCGCCACAGCCAATACCAGGAAATCCGCGATGTTGTTGATGAGTGGGGGTTAGGACAATACTTCGAGTTCCTTACTTCCCCGCTTGAAATCCGTGTGACCAATGGCAGTCAATTCATCTGCAAAGGATTGGACAAAGCCGAAAAGACGAAATCCCTTGCAGCTCTGGATGGGGTGTGGATCGAAGAAGCCACTGAGCTGACTCAGGATGATTGGGACACGTTCCGCTTCTCAATCCGGGGTGAATCCACGCTTGGCCTGAAGCAGAAGATCCTCTCCTTCAACCGAACCGCGGGTAACTGGACCGAGAAAGCGTTTTTCAATGCTGATGAGAGTTTCCGCGAAAACCCGGAAATCTACCACCTCCATACGACGTATCTCTCAAACCGATTTCTTGACGGGGCTTTCCTGCGCGATATAGAGGCAACACGAGACTCTGACCCGGAACTGTACCGGAAGGTGGCTGAGGGCCGTCCCGTCCGCTTGAGCGGCCTAATCTTCATGAATTGGCGTACCGTAGATGAGTTCCCGGAGAACTGCAAAGAGGTGATCTATGGGCTGGATTTTGGTGTCAGTGACCCCACCGTTTTATGCAGACTTGGGATCAATGAGCGCAACATCTTTGTCGATGAGCTTTTATATCAGCGGGGTCTAACGAATCAGGATTTGCTCGGACTGTTGCCTGAGCTTTGTCCTGCACACTCGGAGGAAATCTACGCTGATAGCGCCGACGCGAACCGGATCGAGGAAATCTTCCGTGCAGGGTGGAATATCAAACCGTCGGAAAAAGGGCGAAACTCTGTTGTCGAAGGGATTGCAGCGGTAAAGAATTTCACCCTGCATATTACTGCCCGTTCAACGAACATCCGTAAAGACTTCGAGAACTACAAGTGGAAGGTTGACAATCTCGGTCATCCGATTTCCCCAGAAGCTCCAATGCACGCTTTCTCTCACGGGCCTGATGCTGTGAGATATCCGATCTTCACGCATCTGAGCTGGGGGACGCCGCTGTCTTCTGGAGACTCCAGGAAGGTTTCGATTGCTCCTCTTGAGTTGTCTAACATCTATGGCTACTGATGCAAAAGGGCCAGAAACATACGAAGGCGACGAAGCTGAAGATTAGCCAGTCACGCGCAGCTTTCAAGCCGCTCAGTCAGATGTCATACTCTGACATGGTTGATGCAATGACAACTGAAACTGCGTCGATACTGACTGATTATATCCGTCAGTACGTTGGAGTGGCTGAACAGGTAGCTTCTCCTGCAAGCGGCGTGTTTATGAACTTCGACCGGATCCTAAACCGGCAGTCTTACGAAGACCTTGCCTGGTTTGATCTGTACGATGAAGTGGAACGCGATCCTCATGTCTTGGCAGTCTCCAGCACGTTCAAAATGGCGGTGGCGAGTCTTGAGTGGGACGTCACACCTTACGAAGACAACGGCGATGTTTCAAGCAAGGATCAGAAGATAGCGGATTTCGTCAAAGACAACCTCTTGAGTTTCGAGAACTTCACGCAGGATATGTACGAGTTGCTTGATGGGATCGGTAAGGGGTTTGCAGTTTCGGAAATCATTTGGAGCGTTGGTAAGGAGACTCGGATTGAAAGACTGATGAACCGACCCCAAAGACGATTTCAGTTCGATGCTGCGACAAGGGCTTTGAAACTCCGCAAGATGTCTAATCCGTATCTCGGTGATCCCCTACCCGACAAGAAGTTTATTGTATTCCGTTCGGGGACGAAATATGAGAATCCCTTCGGTGATCCCCTGGACCAAGCTACTTACTGGATGTGGCTCTTCAAACGGATGGTGATGAAGTTTTGGGCGACACATCTTGAAGTGGCGACTGGCCCGATTGTCTATGTGAAGTACCCTTCAGGACCAAGTCCTATACTGAAAAGTGAAGCTCTTGCGATTGCTCAAAATATCCGTAACGGTGCGGCTGGCAGTATTCCAAACAACATGGAAGTCCTGTTCGCTGAAGCCAAGAACGCTCAAGCTGCGAATGTATCCTATGAGAAGTTCGTCGATCAATGCAACAATGAAATCACAAAGGCGTGGCTTGGGCAGACCTTGACCACTGAGGCATCCGGCAAGTCGGGGTCAGGTTCAAAGGCATTAGGTCAGGTTCATAACGACATTCTTGCTATGAGAACTACGTTCGCCGCCCATGCTCTTGAGGGCGTCTTTAACCGGATGATTAAATGGCTGGTTGACTTCAACGTCAACGGTGCGACTGGGTATCCGAAGTTTGCCTTTGTGACCGAAGCACCGATCGATAGACTGAATGAAGCGACGATCATCGCGACTTTGAAAACCGCAGGGTACACGACCGATCCCCAGTACATCGAGGATGAAATCGGTATCCCGCTCGAAGAGGAAGAAGCTGCCCCGGTTGTGGTGCAGCCACAAATTCCAGAGGGAGTACAGCAATGATAACCTTCGCAGGCAAACGCAAGGATGTGACCCCGACCGACAAAAAGGAAGCGGTCAAGAAGTATGGCAACGTCAAATATGCTGACGAAACCAACAAGAAATATCCGATTGATACCGAAGAGCACATCCGAGCCGCGTGGAACTACATCAACAAGGAGAAGAACGCGGCCAAGTATTCTTCTGGCGAAGTGAAGTCGATCAAGAGCAAGATCGTCGCTGCATGGAAGTCCAAAATCGACAAGGCCGGTCCTCCGAGCGCGAAGGAAATGTCTGAGGTCGAGGTCGATGCCTTCAAAGCTGGCTCCTATCCTCAGGGCGAGTTCGGGATGAAGGAGTTGAATGAGATCGCAGAGACTTATGACCCTGAGAAATACGAGGCCCCGGCTATCATTGGGCATGTCTCAGACTACAAGGGCCAGACGAAGATCCCGGCCTTTGCTTGGGTTGGGAAGGTCAAAGTCGTTGGAGATCATCTGAAGCTCGTCTTCTCGCAGTTCTCCGATCAACTGAAAGAATGGTACGAGCAGGGACTTTACAAGAAAGTCTCCGCTGCGTTCTATGATCCGAAAGACCCAGGGAACCCGACGCCGGGTAAGTGGCATCTTCATCACCTGGCCTTCTTGGGAGGCCAGCCGCCTCAAGTCAAGGGACTGGAAGGTATTGCCTTTGCTGAGATAGCGAGCGACGGTCTGGCTTTTGCTGAAACCGATCTTACCCTGGAAGACTCAGGCGAAACGGATACCGACGCGATTGAAGAGATGGGGACTGAGGATACGATCAAAGACCTGACAGAATCTTGCGCCACGTTCATGTCGAAGATCGAAGACGCTCTAACGAATGACATTGACTCTGACACTCAGCAGACACGTTGCAATCTGGCAGCGGCGGATCTGAGTTCGGAAATCACGGAGACCCTGCAAATGCACTGGATGTTCCAAGAGAAGCTGGAAAACATTGAAGAGCATCAGGAGAACGAGTATGCCGAAAAGAGAAGTAAGTTCACGCAGTTCATTGTCGAACTTGCTCAGAAACTAACCAACAATAAACTGAAGGAGAACGAGATGGATGCACAAAAGGAAAAAGAGTTGACTGAGAAGATCGCCGCTCAGGAAGCTCAGTTGAAACAATTCGCCGAGGAGAAGCGTCTGGCTGATGAGGCGAAAGCCAAGTCAGAACAGGAAGCAAAGGACGCGAAGATCCAGGGTGAGATCAAGGAGTTCTGTGAAGAGCTTCGCAAGCAGGGCAAGTACACGAAGGCCGACGACGAAGCCAAGATGCCGGAAGATATGTTCAAGATGGCGAAGTCGGATATCGACTACAAGAAGGTCTTCAGCGCTCGCGGGACAGTCGTTCCGGTGGGTGAGATGAAGGAGTTCAATGAGAAGGCAACGAATGACACGCGCCCGAATGTCATCAAGAATGCTGAGAAGTATGCAAAGGATCATCCGAAGGAGTTTGCCGGTTTGACTGTTGACGAAGCAACCTCACGGGCGGTCTATCAGCACTCTGTTGGACAAATCAAATTGACGGGCGAATAACCATTTAATCAAGGAGTAACATCATGGCAAATTATGTTGGTGGGGACAAACTGGTCCTCAACAAAATGCAGATCACCGCGGCTGCCAATCTGGTTGACAAGACCTTTGTCACCATCGGGGGGGCGGTTCCGGCGAATGCTGCCAATGCCGCGTTCGGCGTTGTCGAACGGGATACGGCAAACGGGGATTACGCGACGGTAAAGTTCGGGGCGGGTTCCGTCCTGGAGGTTGTCGCGACTGGTACTGTGACGGCCGGAGGGTATGTGCAGGTTCTCCTCGGTTCGTTCACAACGAAAGATTCAACGGCAGTTCCTGGCGCGGGTGTCAATGACATCGGCTCTGGATACGTCATCGGTAAGGCGATTACGGGAGGGTCAGCTAATGACACCGTGCTCGTTGAGCTCATTTCAATGCAAGTGAAACCTGTCTAAGGAGACCGGCAAATGGATAAGTTTTTTGTGAGAAATCTGGCGACCGGCGTCCTTGAGGCAAAGGAATTCGCGGCTGAGTCGCAGTTAGCACAACTGAGGATCGCTGATCCTGTAGCGACGCAACTTGTGCAAGGTTACACCAATGCTGCAATGATCGGTGATCGCCTCTTCACGCCGGTCAAGATGTCAAAGGAAACTGGTCGATTCCCTGCGTTTGGGAAGGATGCTTTCTTCATCCCTGCGAACATCAAAAGGGATGTGGGAGAAAATGTCCAGCGCATCCAAGTTCAATCTGGGTACGTTGCGATGAGTCTTTCGGAATACGCTCTCGGTGCGGCAATCGAAAACCGGGAACGGAACGAATGGGCTGGTGCTCCTGACTTGCTCCTGAACGGCAAGTTGAATATGGTTGCCGGAAAATTCGCACTGTACCGCGAAAAGCTCCAGGCAGTCCTTGCCACGACGGTTGGAAGTTACCTGAGCGGCCTCGCTCTTTCGGGTGCATCAAAGAAGTGGGGCGGATCTACCCCGACGGGTGATGCCGTGAAGGATATGCTTGACCTGATTCTTTTGGTCCAGTCGTACAACGGCATCAGGCCGAACCTGGTATGGTTCTCGCCTGCGGCTTGGGCACTCTGGAGACGGAACCCTGCGGTCATCGACCTCTTGAAGTTTGCTGGCACTCCGGCAAGCCCGGCCCGCGTGACTGTCGAAGGCACGGCCTCGCTGCTTGAAGTCGCTGAAGTCCAGATCGGGTACGCTGTTTATGGCACTGGTCTTGGGACTGGTGACGTGAACAAAGATGCAGCGACCTGTGCTTACCTGTGGGATTCAGTCCACACGGCAAATGCTGGTTGCGTGATTCGTGGAACCGGCGGCGGGATTGAACCTGCCTTTGGTTACACATGGGAACGGATCAACAGCCCGGTGGTCGAAAGCTATTACGACAATCGCACGAAGTCCCAAGTGTGGGACTACGAGCATTTCTTCGATCCGGCGGTCACTCTGAGTTCTGCTGGCGGCGTCTATTACTCACTCGCATAAGGAGAGACGACAATGGCTGCAAGCACAAGTCTCAATCCTTATATCGGGGCGGCCTTCAATTCGGGCCTCCTGACGATCGAA